AAAGAACAAGCGCAGGCTTGGACCGTTGGTGCCAAAGTCTATTACATTGCCGCAGATAAGGTTCTGACGACAGCTGCATCGGGCAATACCTTCATCGGTCACGCAACTGAAGCGGTTGCCAATCCTTCCGGATCCGGCGCGGTTCGCTTGTCGGTGTAACCGCTCATGGTGAACTGGCGAAAACTTGAAGCTATGGTCGATCAGAAGATCGGCCTTAGCTATGGCGAGTCAGTTCGTCTGTCTTTTATGAAAGGGCAGGTGGCTGATCCAGCGCGGCCCATGATTGAAGTCCCCACCGCCGTACTTCATGTCGGCGGTGATGATTCTCACGCTCCCGGACCTACCGGCACATATCGCTCTCGCCTTTCATTAGGCGAAGCTGAATTATTCCTTGATCGCTCGACCTATAATGGCCCGATGCCGCAAGCTGGCGACAAAGTGCGGGCCAATGATCGGGACGGCAAGCCGTGGTTTGAAGTGGCTGCGGTTTCTGATCGCTATAGCAATCTCATTGTTTTGAAGTTGGGGCATTCCTGATGTCTATTGGCCGTATCGCATTGCGCATCGCTACGATTGAAGCTTTGCGCGGTAATACATCTGTTGAAGGCAATGTACTTGATAGTGAGATTGGCTCGCTCGATGTTGCCGCAGATGAAAGTCTGCGTACCAATCAGGAAAAGCCTTTTATTTCAGTCTATACCGACAGCGCTAAGGCGGACGATCTCGGCACTGGTCGCAGGCTTTGGGTCAATGGTTTGACTGAATTGTTGATTGAAACAGGCATTGCCGCCTCGATGACGGAAACCAATCAGGAGACCGGCGAAAGCACGATCATCGGGTTTGGTATTCCTGCTACCGATTCCGCTTTTGAATTGTTTCTCGACGTTGTCGACCGCGAGACTGTTGCAGCGCTGATGGATCCCGACAATGAGTGGGCTGAGATCTGGCGTGGGCTTGTCACCAATATTGCAAAGGTGGATCGTAGGCGAACCGCTGATGCTGAAACGGGAACGCGGATGGCTGCCCATCAACAATGCATTCTCTGCGACATTCTGCCAGATCCAGTCTATGGCGCACCAATTGCGCCCACGTCGCTATGGCAAAAGCTGCTCGATCAGATGGCAGCGATCAAGCATCCTTATTTGACAAGCATGCGCGATCTTCTTGGCTTGGACGTCGTGCAACTCAAATCAGCAAAACAGCGACGACGGTTTGGTCTGACGCTTGATGAGGCGAGGGCGCTTTTTATCACGCCGCCGCTATCTGCGGAAACTGGCGAGCCTTCCATCGCGAAAGTAGAAGCGGTCGAAACACATGGCTGATTTCATTGATGAGTTCGTGGAAATGCAAAGGCGGGTGTTCGAACTTGAACGTCGCACTGCAAATCGCAAGCGAACAGGCACCGTAGAGAAGCTTGATCTAGATAAAGGTCTTGCGCGTGTTCTGATAGAGAACGATGGGGATCGGCCTTTTCTTTCTCCGTGGGTGCCTTGGAAGGAAATCGCCGCTGGCGGGATATCCTCGCATATTCCTCCTACCGTCGGACAGCAGGTCGACGTTGTTTCAGAAAGCGGCGACCTTACCGACGGTATTATCGACTTTTCCACTCATTCCAACGCAAATCCGCGACCTCACAACGGCCCGGAGGCTGTTATCGTAAAGGGCAGTGCCCGGTTATTCATAGGCGACGATACGGTGACAATTGATGCGCCGAACATCGCTTTTAGAGCGTCCAGCGGAACGCTAGGATAATGCCACTTATAGCCCGGTTAGGCGATGCCGGGTCGCACGGCGGTTCAATCACAACATCGGCAGCAAAATGGGAATGCGAAGGAGCTTTGATTGCTCGTCGCGGCGATACCTATGCGTGCCCGATACACGGATCAAACCCGATTGTTGGCGGCTCTGGTAAATTCATATGTGAAGGCGAGCCAATTGCTCGTCATGGCGATGCAACGGCCTGCGGCGCAACGTTGATTTCTGGCGCGTCTCGATGGGCGTGCGATTAAAAAAGGAAAACCGTGATGGAAGTTATTGTTAAAGAAAGCGGGTTTTACGGCGGCACTTGGCGTGACGCTTCGTCGAAACAGGTCGATATGCCTGAAACTACAGCGCGACCGTTTCTTCCCCCTTATGGGCATCAACTGGACTTGCCTAAACCAGTCGAGAAGCCGAACGACAAAGAACTCCAAAAAGCTAAGGGCTGACGCCAATGTCTTCAAGCGGCGTCAATCGTGTGGACGGGCGGCCATTGTCGAACTTCGAACACGTCCGGCAGTCGATTGAAGTCATATTGACTACGGCTATCGGCTCCCGCGTGATGCGCCGGGAGTTTGGTTCGGAAGTCCTGAACTTGATCGACCGTCCCCTAACCGACCGTGTCATCCTCGCGGTTTACTCGGCTGTCGTGATGGCGATAGCACAGTGGGAACCGCGTTTCGCTGTGACCGGTTGCAAGATCAGCAGAGCTGATGAAACCGGCAAGCTCTCGCTGCAAATCTTCGGCATCTATTATCCGCGGGGACATTTGGGCGACTTTTCCAGACCGGAAGATGCTCAAACGCGGGTTTTCTTTGAAAGGCAATAACTATGGCGTTCGATCTTACGACTTATCCGAAGCCGGACGTCATCGAAACTCTTGACTATGAAGTGATCCTTTCTCAGCGCATAGCGCTGCTTAAGGAGCTTTGGCGGATAATACGGGAAAAGCACCCAGAATTACCGGACTATGACGTCGAGCTTCTGGAAACCGATCCCATCCAGATTACGGAAGAAGCCGAAGCATATCGGGAAATGCTTGTCCGCGCGCGCATCAATGATGCCGCTCTGGCTAATCTATTGGCTTTCGCTGGTGGTGCTGACCTGGATCATTTGGCCGCTTTTTATGATGTTGATCGCCTCGAAGGTGAGGGCGACGAACCTTTTAGGGATCGCATCGTTCTTGAAATCAAAGGGAGATCGCCCGGCGGCGGCGCTTACTGGTATGAGGCGGCGGCGCGGCGGGCTGATGTGCGCATTCGCAGCGCCAAGGCTTTCCGGGAGGATTTCTGGCCGATCATCCATATTGCTATTCTCTCCCGCGAAAATGGTGGGATTCCCGACAATGCTATGCTTGGTGCGGTAACTGACATTGTCACAAGCGACCGCGTTCGCACCCTCAACGACACAATAATCGTCGAGGCCGCAGTCACGACAACAACAGATATCGAGGCAAATGTCTGGCTCCTTCCTTCTGCGCCTTTAATAGATCTATCGCCTCTGGAAGCAGCGCTCCGGAAATCATGGGATTCCGATACCGCAATCGGTTTTGATCTCGTTCCTTCATGGATTGAAGCAAAGCTTCATTTCGCGGGCGTTCAACGAGTTGAGATGGTTTCGCCAACAGATCCAGTCGTTGCCTCTCCGGGAACTGCAATCGCTATTGGGGCAATCAAACTCAACTATATGGGGCGCGATTACTAATGGCAGACCGAACCGCATTGCTTCCAAGTAATGCGACGGTGCTGGAAAAAACGCTTTCGGAGGCCCTTGACCGGACCCCGGAATTGTCACCCGGCATTGTCGAATTGCGCGGGTTTAAATTTCACCCGATAGACAGGGTTGTTCCCTATCTGGTTTCTGAATACGGCCTCTCCGAAGTTGCCGAGTACCTTCCAAACCTTCGCGACGTCATTCTCGAGGGCATTCAATGGCAGCGCATAATTGGTACGCCTGCGGCGATCCACAAATCCTTACGTTGGATCAATCACGACGGGGACATTGAGGAATTTCCGGCCACTGCTCGCAAATGGTGGTGGTTTCAAATTCACCTGCCGTTTGAACCGCGGAACACTCAATTCCTCCGGCCCATGACCCGCTTGGTCATGTCTTCTAAGCCGCTCCGCTCTGAATTCGCAAGAATGACCGCCGGTTGGGACGTGCGAGCGTTTCGCCTTAATGAGCATCGGCTCAACGGTGACGCGGGCCTCAACACTTGGTCCGGGACCCGTAAGGAATCCGGCGGGCCTGTTGTTTCAATTCGCGTCAATCATCGCAAACAAGTCGTTGTACCCACCGGCGGACGTGTCGAAGTCAACGCTATTCAGAATGTCGAAACGGTTCGAACCGTTCGGGCAGGCATTCCGATCAATCAGCTCTCAGCGCGCTTCGCGTCACTGGCTGCGGTTCGCGTCGATTATCGCAATCCCGCAACGGTCGCATTTCAGAATGCGCCGTTTGTTCATCAATCCTTCGGCGCTCCGGTGCCGCGTGTCCAAACAGGATCAGAATAATGGCTGTCTTTACCCAAGACGGGCGCGTCGCATTGGCGAAAGCGCTTTACGATATGACGCTCTTTCTCGCGGTCGGTGAAGGTCTGCCAGCATGGGACGACCAGCCCCGACCTTCGACGCCAGAAGAACAAGCCGCCCAAGATGCCGCATGGTCGGTACTTTCCAAACTCGAAAGCCCGGTCGGTGTCACGCGGACGCGAGACAAGTATTTCGTGGTGCCAAACCCGGACGGCGACATTGTCATGGCGGATGGCGCGAAATATTCGCAGAGCACCGATCCAACCGGCTTTGTGTTCCTCCGCTTTCAGCTTGATCTGGACGACGCCAACAACAACACGCTTCGGGAAACCGGCATCTATGTCGGAACCAAGCTGGCCGAAGGTGTCCCCGGCGGGAAAATGTTCATCCCTGTCGCCGACGTGGTCGATATTGGAAGAATGATCGAAGTTGATCGGTTTTCGCCAATCGTTCGCGACGGCTCCATCGGACAGACGTTCACTTTCATCATGACAATGTGAACTGGTGTTTATAAGTCGTTGTCCGCCTGATTGAAAATATCGCCAACAATCTTCGTGGCCTGCTCCCGAATTTTTGGGTGATAGAGGCCGTGAGAATTCTTGGAGTTGGCCGCAAAATTTTCCGCTCGCTGCTGCGCCATAAAGAAAGCGTCTGACCCCTGATTGGCGAGAACTTCTCTCGCAAGTGATGCAATCGAACTGCGAAGCGCGATCAACTCCGCGACGAGTAATTCCTGTCCGTACATTCGAAAAGCCCCCACCAGACTGATTGAATTCAACCGTCTGCTTAAAGGGTTGGGTTGGCAAGCAAAATTATCCATCTTGGAGAACTCATTTCATGAGTAGCATCATTAAACGCGCCGGTTACGGCGACAGGTTCGATCGTTCGCTCCGCCGTCACGCGATAGCATTTCAGGACACCGGCAGAGATAAGAAGGGTATCTATCTTCAATCCGCTGATTTGAACGAAATGCAGTCGATGAACATCGACCATATGCGCAGGGGCTTTGATTACATCCTGCAAGATGGTCGCGTAATGGACGGTCAAGACCCCGTCGTCGAGAGCGTAGACGACGACCATATCCGGGTGCGCTTGCCAGCCTGCCCGATCTATATGGAAGGCATTGTCCACGACGTTCCGGATGCAACCTTTGTTCTTCCAAACAAAGGCGACCTGACAATCGGCATCCGGAGCACGGAACTCCTGATAACTGACGTTGTCGACGTCGATTTGAAAGGCTCTATCCCCGGCACAGAAGCTTACATGGAAGAAGGGCCAAGCCGGGTCGAGATCACAGTGCTGTGGGGACACTCACAGGACGGCGATCCCAAGCCGCTCGTTTCCGTCTATCAGGTGCGCGACGGGGTTATTCTCACTACGTCGACGAATGTTGATTTCTCGGAAATCTACAAAGCGATTGAAGGCTATTCGCGCGAGAGCAATGGCTCATTCGTCTTTGATGGATTTCTGATTACGGCACTCGGACCGAAGGCAAACGGGAAACAGGGTTTTTCGGTTTCCGAAGGAACGGCCTATGTCAACGGTCGGCGGATCAGCCGCCGCCAGTCCTTGCCTTTCGAGGTCGATGAAAAGCCGGACCTGCGCAATGTTGATGCGGAGCCGCACCCGTTTACCGGGGCGACCCGCGGAACACAGACCTTCAAGGTATCGAAAGCGCCAATCGATAAGGTCCGGCGTGTCACCGTTGAAAAGGAAATCACCGAAAGCGTTCTGCACGGGCCGTTCTCCGGCGCTGTTGATCCGCTCGCTCACCCTTCGGTGACTGCGATCCTCGAAATCAAGCAGGGTGATAACGTCTACAAGTCGCCTTCAAGCTGGTTGCTTTCTCAGGGGCAAATCGACTGGTCGCCCTCCGGAGCGGAACCCGCTCCCGGTACGACCTATACCGTCAAGTATCGGTACAACGAAAATATCCAGCCCGACGAGGTCACGCGCGACACCGTCAAAGTGACCGGAGCCGCCAAGGATACCAATGTTCTGATCGACTACGCTTACAAGCTCCCGCGCATTGATGCCGTTTGCATGGATACGACCGGCACAATGGTCTACGTGACGGGCACGTCTGCCGTGTCGCGCCCGCGCCCGCCGATTATATCGGACAGCATGATCGAGCTTGCCCGTGTATCGAACGATTGGGGGCAAAAGCCATTCGTCGAAAACACCGGCGTTCGCAACGTGCCGTATGACGAAATTCAGGACATACGCACAATGCTCCTCGATGTTTACGACCTCGTCGCGCAGGAACGTCTTAAGAATGACGTGTCCGCTCGTGAAGTTGGCGCGAAACGTGGCCTTTTCGTTGATCCGCTTCGCAATGATGCGATGCGCGATCAGGGCATTGCGCAGACGGCAGCGGTATTCGGTGGCAAGATGACACTGCCGATCTATGCCCGCCTGCATGAGTTCCCGGCCTTTGTCGGTATTCGTCATCTGGAATTTTCGGAAGTTGCCGTCATTCGCCAGCCAAGGCGAAGCAAGGCAATGAAGATCAATCCATATCAGACGTTTACGCCGATGCCTGGCCGGGCAAGCGTTGAACCGTCGACAGACGTATGGACCGACAAACAAACCGTTTGGACTTCACCTGAAACGCAGGCTTTTGAAGCCGGTGAAGGTGAGTTCATCAGCGGTATCTCACTTGAACAACGGGTCGAGAAAGTCAGCGAGCGCGTAGTCAATGCTGAATTTATCCGGCAGCGGGACGTCAATTTCCGTCTGGAAGGCTTCATCGAGAATGAAAACTTGTTGGTTGTTGAGTTCGATGGTGTTGAAGTCACCCCGACGGTGTCTGGCCCTGCGGATGAAGATGGCGTCATAACAGGGCACTTCACCACTCCGGCGAATATTCCGGCGGGATCGAAGTCGATCTACTTCCAAGGTTCTGCCGGAACCGAAGCGGGTTGCACCTATGTCGGACGTGGCTCGATCACGGTCGAGGAATATCGTCTGACGTCGTCGCTTGAAACGACAACCGAAACGATGCCGCAGCCGGTGGTCAACAACACCGTTATCAACAATGTGACGAACGTCACCAACGTAACGAATGTTGCTGCGAACAATGCGACACCTGTTGCAAACCGTGAAGGTCGAGGGGGTGGAGGTGGAACCGGTCACGATCCGCTTGCACAGACGTTCACGCTGGCTCAATCGTGGTGCTTATCGGGCATCCGACTGATGTGCGCAAAGATCGGCTCTCGAAGCAATTCGATTGCGGTACAGCTGCGGACGGTCGAAATCGGAATGCCAACGCAAACGGTTCTGGCCGAAGCGTTTGTCCCCGGCACTGACTTGGTGGAAGGCGAAGTCTTTACGTCACGTTTCAATTTCCCGGTTTTCCTGCAAGGTGGTCGGGAATTTGCATTCGTCGCTCTGACAGACGATGGCGAACACTCCTTGTTCATTGCCGAGATTGGCAATATCGATATCGATACCCAGGCGGTTATTTCCGAGCAGCCGTTTACCGTTGGTGTGCTGCTGTCCTCGTCGAACGCTTCGACATGGACGGTTCACAACGAAGCGGACCTTTGGTTTGAAATGATCGGCTGTCGGTTTGATCCTGTTGAGCGGGTTATCCCTATCGGCACTTTCAAAGCGAATAAAATGTCGGACGTCATCATTCGCGCCGGTGTCGAATATCCAGACCCTTCGGTCGACGTGTCGATCAGGCTTCGTCGCGCGAGCGGTGAAACGATCACGTCGGCACCATCGCAAACGATCCGGTTCGACGAGTATATCCAGAATGAGGATATTCAAGTCGAGGCGATCTTGCGTGGCACAGAACGCGTTACGCCGTTCTTGTTCCCCGATATCCAGATTATCGAGGGCGAGATACAGACGACTGCGAACTATGCGACGCGAGCCATCGACGCCGCAGATACCAACCGCGTTCTGGTCACACTGGATGCGCGCTTGCCTGCCGGATCGTCAGCAGCGGTTCAAATCGGAATGCCGGGTGATTACCCGAACGTTGCGGTTTCGAGCGCCACCCAACTCGGCGACGGCCTAGTTGAGCAAACTTTTATCCGCTCCGCCTATCCGGCGGCTAACCTCGATGCGCGAACGCTGATAACGATTACCGGCACGCCAGCTGCGCGGCCGGAAATCTCGGCCGTTCGCATGCTACTTTCAAAGGTGTGATAGATGGCTAATACGGCAAATTACGATTGGCCTTTGCCGTCACCTAAAGGCATCCAGATTAATGAGGTCACTAAAATAGCGACCTCTCTGGTTGCAATTGATGCCAAAATCAGGTCGTTCGAAACTTCCTACAGCAATCACACGCACAAGTTTGCTGATTTGGAGAATAGGCCGACCACGCTCGGCGGTTATGGCATCACCGATGGTATGACCGCTCAAGAGGTTGCGCAAGCGATCAAAAAGGCGGTCGATGATCTCCTAAGCGGAGCCGACACGGCCCTCGACACGTTAAAGGAACTGGCGGACGCTCTAGGGAACGATCCTAACTTTGCCAAAACCGTCGGCGACGCGTTGGGTGTTCGTGTGCGTGTCGACGCTGCAACGAACTTTAACCTTGCGCAACGAGCGCAAGGACGCTCAAACATTGACGCACTTGGAACCGTGGATAGAGGTGCCGCCGGTGGCGTCGCCTCCCTCGACAGCGGAGGCAAGGTGCCTACAGCGCAACTCCCCGCGCTGACCACAACAGCTACCGTTGGCGCTGCAATCGCTGGCGCTAACGCCAAGTCTACACCTGACGACGGCGACTTCTTCACTGGTGTTGCTGCCGGTGGCGGCACCACCATGTTCAAAGCGACATGGGCGAACATAAAGGCAGCACTGTCCGCTGTGTTTATCAAGAAAGCTGGCGACATTCTCACAGGCTCTCTCGGCGGAATAGCCGCCACGCCAAGTGAAGATTGGCTTGCGAGCTTTTGGGCTGACAGTGCTGGAGGGTCGTATGCGAGCGTTCCTAAACGTCGCGTTCCGTTCAAGGCTCAGACGACCACTATTGGCAACACCTATTCTCCGGTTTTAAACGCAACTTACAATACCAGTGCATGGGGCGGAGTATGGACACAGGGGGTTATCAATCTCGGTACTAATGCGCAGGCGACGAGTTACCAGCTCATTCACATGCATAACGATGGCCAAGCACAGAAGACTTGGACGTTTGACGGCAAGAACGGTAATTTCATAGCTGACGGCGTACTTTTTGCGGCGGGCGCCCAATTTCAAACTAATGGCAATATCGTCGGCACAATCTGGCAGAACTGGGGAGCTGCCGATGCTTACACCGCAATCCATGCTCGAATTGAACTACGAGCTCGAGAGTTTGCGGATGACCGCTTATACCAAGCCAAAGTCTATACTGAAGACAGAGCATATTGGCGGACAAGAGATTACCTCTTGTCGGAAACCGTGCCTGTTGGTGGTTTCGCCATGATGCGAGCTAACCAACTGGCCTCATTTCCACCGGGCAGTGTGCTTGCTGGATCGCTACTTCAGTGGTCCAACAGTAGCAACGTTCAGGGTGGTTCCCCCGGTGGTTCTTGGGTGAGTTGCGGCGTCGGTTCCGGCAACTACGCAACAGTGTGGAAAAGGATCGCCTAATGAACATACTAGATGTGGTAGGCCTTAAATGGTCTCGCGCAGATCACTCGTTACTTGATGCGACCGTACTCACCTCGGACATTGGCACAATCCCTGTGACCATTCACGAAGGTTACGATACCGGGGAAGGCCGCAAACTATGGGATGATGCTATGGCCGGTAGGTATGGGCCTATCCTTCCATACAAGGACCCAGAGCCGCAGCCGGAACCCGTACCCGACGAAATCAGCCGCCGCCAGTTCTTCCAGTATCTCGCGGTGCTTGGGATCATCAGCCGTCAGGAAGCATTGGCGGCACTCCAAAGCGGCGCTATCCCCGCGCCTCTGCAAGCGATTATCGACCAGCTACCGACCGAAGACGATCAGTTTGAAGCGCAAATGTTCATTATCGGTGCGCAGAACTTCAATCGCCTGCACCCGTTAAGCGATACCGTTCGCCTCGCGCTCGGATGGACGGTCGAACAAAAAGACGAATTCTGGCGAGAGGCTTCGAAGCTCTAACCAAATCTCACAACTTAGTTTTTGCATCCAAGCCCGGCTTATGGAGCCGGACTTTGGTGTTTTTACGCGCCATAGCAAAGGAGCAAGACGCAATGGCAACCGTTCCATTTCACCACGGCACACGTGTTTTTGAGAGTGCAGAAACCCCGATACTTGTTCGGATCGGACGTACTGCGGTAGTTGGTATCATTGGCACTGCAAAGAGCGTCGATCCACTTCTTTTCCCGTTGAATAAACCGGCGCAGATCCTGCGTCCGCAAGATGCAATCAGCATGGGTTATGATGGCACGTTGAAGCGTGCGATTGACCTTGTTCAAGCGCAGGTCGCTTGTCCTATTGTTGTTGTTCGGGTCGAAGAGGGTGAAACTACCACTGAGACTTGGGCAAACCTTGTCGGTAATCGCGCGGCATTCTCCGGTGTTCACGCTTTTCGTCGTGCGGTATCGGACGGCCTTTATAAGCCGAAGCTGCTAATCGCTCCCGGCTTCACACAGACGTCGCCGGCAGACGGCATTGCATCGGTGAATGTTACTGCTGGCGGAAATGGTTATGCACAGGCAACGACGACGGTAACAATTTCTGGCGGGACCGGCACCGGGGCAGTCGCGGAAGCTGTCGTCAATGAGGGCGCAATTAGATCTGTTATCGTTCGCAAGGCTGGCTATGGCTACAGTATGCCAGTGACTGTGACAATCACAGGCGGCGAGGGTGCCAAGGGCGCTGCGGCAACCGGAAACATCGGATCTGTTATCAATCCTGTTGTGGCGGAGCTGGCGACAGTTGCAGACTCTCTAAAGGCGCTGGCCTATGTTGACGGTCCCGATACGACCGATCAAGCCGCAGTCCAGTACCGCAGCCTGATCAATTCGGCACGCGTCGTAGTTTGTGATCCGAAGGTTCTAAAGTTTGACACTGATCTCGCTGCGAACGTACCGACACCGTCTTCCTCGATTTTCGTCGGGCAGCAAGCTAAAATGGACCTTGAGCAAGGTTTCCATTGGGCTGGTTCCAACGTTCCGGTTAGTGGCATCGTCGGGGTTAACCGCCCGATTGAATACGGCGATCAGTCTAACTATCTCAACGAAAACCGTATCAACACTATCGTCAATATTGATGGTACGGGTTTCCGTTTGTGGGGCGTTTGGACGTGCGCGTCAGACCTATTGTGGCAGTTCATTCCAGTTCGCCGCACCGCTGACGCGATCAATGAAGCGCTTGAAAAGGCATATCTGGAATTTGTCGATAAGCCTTTCACACGGGCTAACCTCAAGTTCCTTGTCGAAAGCGGTCGTGCTTTCCTTCGTACCATGGAACTTGAAGGTGCGATCCTGCCGGGGCATGACGTCTGGTTGCTCGAAACCAATACCGACAACGATATGGCACAGGGCATCGTCAAGCTTGGCGTGAAGTTTGAGCCTCCTGCACCGATGACCGATATTCAGATCACTTCACATCGAAATGTCGTCAGCTACGAACTGCTGCTCAATCAGGTTGCACAGGAAATCGGCGACGGCACATACGGCTAACGCTGTTCCTCATTCGCTCCATCATTAAAGTTTCAACGATTAAGAGGTTAGGCCATGTCTGACATGCCTCGTTATATCCTGCGGAATTGCACGATCTTTGCAAACCGCGTTTCACTCATCGGACAGGCGAGCGAAGTCACGCTGCCTGTGCCAACCGAAAAGCTCGAAGAATTGCGCAATGCGGGCATGATCATGCCGATTGACGTGCCTTTGGGCTACGAGAAGCTTGAAAGCGGCTTCAAGATGAGCGGCTTCGATCCGCAGGTCATTCAGTTGTTTGGCCTAGCCGTCGGGCAAGAGCGTGAATTTATGATCACGGGTGCGCTTGCGCATGAAGACGGCACGGTCGTTAACGCCACGGGCTATATTCGTGGGCGTCTCATGAAGAACGATCACGGTTCTTGGAAGCCCGGCGATATGGCCGAGAACGACTACGGAATCACCGTTCGCTATTATCGCCTCGAAGTCGAAGGTCGCACCATTCTGGAAATGTCGCCTTTCGATGTTTCGGTCGGCGGCTCTTCCGTCACCCAACCCATCCGCAACGCACTTTTGGTCTAAGGTCCCGATAACTCATGAGCAATGAAACCACACTCCAGCTTTCCAAGTCCTACACCCTTGCAGGAAAGGAAACAGACAAACTGTCGTTTCGTGAGCCGGTCCTAGGCGATCTGGTTCGGGTCGAAACAGCTGCAAAGGGTACGGGCGATAACGGTTATACAGCTGTAATGATCGCGCAGCTCTCCGGTGCGACCGTTCCAGAAGTGCACGCCCTGTCTCTGACTGATTACAGGAAGTGTGCCGAAGCAATGCGCCCTTTCTTGAACACGGAAAGTTCGGATGGCGACGACTAGCCATCTGGCTTAGTCAGTCACTTTTCACACCCTTGTCGACGTTCCTTGAAATGCCACCAGAAGAAGCCGTCCGGTGGCACGACGAGGTCGTTGAACTATCCAAGCCTCAAAAACCAAAAAAACCGGGTGCGTGATGGGTACGCTTGTTTCAAAACTGATAGTTTCGCTCGTTAATAAGATCTCAGGCCCAGCGCGTGTTATCGGAGCGGATCTTGATCGTCTACATTCCCGTGCTTCTCGCGCCAGTTCGGCCCTCTTGCGGGGGCCGGGCGGCTTTTCAGCTGCTGGATCGGTTCGCAACCTCGTTGCAATCGGTGCTGGTTATGTCGGTCTGCGCGAAGGAATAGGGGGCACGGTCGGTGCCGCGATCAAATTCGAAGAGGCATTCGCCGACGTCCGCAAAGTTGTTGATGGCACTCCGGCGCAGATCGCTGTTCTGAGAAATGAAATTGTCGAAATGTCGAAAGTGATCCCGACTTCGGTCAAGGGCCTTTCAGATATTATGGCAGCTGCCGGACAGTCGAATATTCCATACGAAGAACTGGGGAAATTCACTGAACAGGTGGCGAAAGTATCGGTAGCTTGGGAAACAAGCGAGAAAGATACGTCCGACGCTCTCGCCAAAATTAAAACGCAGCTCAATTTGTCGGTTGATGGGGTTGGGCTTTATGCTGATGCCATCAACCACTTAGGCAACAATACCGCCGCGAAGGCTCCGGATCTCGTCGACTTCTCAAAGCGCGTTGCGGCAACCGGTAAAATGTTTGGCTTTTCGGCAACAGAAACGCTTGCGTTCGGTGGCGCTATGGTCGCCATGGGTGCGGAAACCGAAGTCGCTGCCACATCATTTCGTAATATGGGCAAGGCGCTCACTAAGGGCGACAATACCGCTAAGGCGGCTCGCGCGGCTTGGGCACGGATAGGCATGTCGCCTAAGGCAGCGGCCAAGGACATGCAGAAAAATGCCGTAAAGACCACTCTCAAGGTGCTGGACGCAATAGGAAAGCTCCCGGAATGGGAACGGGCAACTAATGCGTTTGCTCTCTTCGGCGAAGAAGCTCGCGCCTTGATGCCTGTCATCAGCGATACGAAAGAGCTGCGGCGACAGCTGGGGCTTGTGGGTCGGGAGGCTGATTACGCAGGATCAGCATTTCAGGAGTACATGATCCGGGCAGACACTGCGGCCAACGTCCTTGAACTTCTCGGAAATAAGCTGAGTGCGCGCGGTATCAAGTACGGTGACACATGGTTACCAACCCTGAAAGAGTTTTCACTCGGCGTCGGTGATGTGGTCGACACTCTCGACAAGCGTGTGGGAGTGATCGACAAAATTCAAATGTCGCTCACTGGGCTTGTGAGCGGCTTGGGTTATGGCGGAACTGGCGGCGTCCGTGAGATGGTCAACGATCTTGGCGACATTCTGTTCGGCAAGGCATTTGAAGGCGATACCAGCGCATTTGATCAGCGCATGGTGGACCTTGCAAAGCTTTCAAACCACGCTCGAAAAATTGGCTCGGATATTAAGTCCTTTGTTAGCGATATCGGAGCGGGTGATATATCCGGGGCTATGACTAGTCTTGGATCTGCATTTGACAGAATGTCCGGAAGCATGACCGTAGGTAGCGCTCTCGCAATCGGTCTGGTTGGACGCGGGCTTATGGGCATTGCTGCGGGAGCGGTCGCTCTCATGCTTTCACCGATTGGCAGGATCACTACAGTTGCCTTTGCGGCTGCGGAATTAATCAATGCTGTAAAAGGTGCTGATAGCATCGGTGCGTTTGCCGATAATTTGATGAAGCTCTCAACTGTTGACTGGGTTATGATTGGGGCGGGCCTGTTGGCTGTTGCCGGTCCAATCGCGAAAGTGGCAGGCCTAGGCAGCGGCACCCCCAAAGCAGGTGCTCCAAGTGGAGCGCCTCCGGGAGGGGGCAAGCCGGGTTCGGGTGTGACGAGCACTGCCGTTGGGGGTGGATGGAAATCCTTCGCTCGCGGCGGCGCGGTTGCGTTGGTTGCCGAGAAGATTGGCGAGTATGCAATTCAATCAGGGCTTAATGCTCTAAATGATCGTGTGCACACCGACGAGCAAAAGAAGAAAGCGGCAGATTTCAACGCAACTCACAATAGAGGCATCGCAGCTCTATGGGATCCGACTTTCTGGTTTGGCGAACAAGACGGCAAGCGCCCGTCGTTCAAAGAAGCTATGGCTATAGATGTCAGCAAATACCGATCACCTGCAAGTTCGGGACCAGAGAACGTCAACATCGTCGGGAGTCCGCCAGTAACTGTCGCTTCAGCTGTGCAAACAGTGCCGAGTGGTACGCAAGATGTTCGAGTGACCAATCCGCCTGCACCTTCAAATATTCAGGTCGTCGTACATGCAATAACAAACGCTTTACCGGCTGAGATTGGCGCGGCAGTCGCAAACGCTATATCAGCCAAATTGCAAGCGGCATCGAATGGCGCATATTCTGATGGAGGAATGTAATGTCAACTCCAATGTGTCTCGGCCCGTTTATGTTCCAATCGTTGGAATTTGGATATACGGGCGTCAGGCGCGAGCTGTCGACAAAATGGGCTGACATTCAGACTGTGGGCGGCTTGAACCGCCTACAGTGGACCGGCGGCGATAGTGACACGACCACTATTGAAGGTGTTCTTTTCCCGCATGAGTTCGGTGGACTAACCACGCTCGAACAGTTGCGACAGGCCGCAATTACGGGAACGGTTTTGCCGCTTATTACGCTGACTGGGAACGTCTACGGAATGCATGTCGTTGAAGGTGTGAGCGAAGATCAATCATACCACGACGCCAACGGCATGCCCCGAAAGGACGTCTTTCGTATACAATTGAAACGATATTCCGGCGGGAACTTCTCGCCGGTTTCAATCGTCCAAACATTGTTCGGGTGATGTTATGAGTCGTGCTTACACTACCATCCAAGGCGAAATGCTCGATATGATCTGTCGGAAGGAGTACGGCGACGAAAGCGGCTACGTTGAGCAAGTTCTTGAAGCCAATCCAGGACTTGCAGATTTGCCCCACAGATTGCCGCTCGGAACGGTGATACGTCTGCCCGAATTAACGAGGGCAGACGCAACACCGTCAATCATTTCGCTTTGGGATTAGGGGTCAACAGGCTCGAAGAAAAGCCAAGGCTTATCGTTCTTCTGTATTATACGGTATCGAATATCTTGTTCGGTGCCGTCACTTAAAAATCCACGTCCTTCGCATTTGATTGTCTTGGACGTTCCCGCGATAATGGTTTTCGGGGCAGAGATATCTAATAGCTTAACGTTTGTTAGCGGGTTTGGGTTGTCGGTCGATAGTTTGACGACCTCCGGAATGAGCGCTTTGCAGTCATACGGACCGCCGTCGCTTCCAAACAAGATGCTTGGCACAAGCCACATTGCTGCAATGCCTAAGACGATTACAGCCCCTCCCTGTTTCCAATTACTCCCATGAATCCCCTTGTTTGCTTCCATAGCAAGCCCTCCATGGTGTGAACATGCAAACTCCCGCATTCGAAATCAAGGTGAACGGCAATCCGGTCGCCTCGATCATGATTGACCGCCTTATCTCATTGACGATCACAGATAAAGAGGGCGTCGGGTCGGATAGCATCGACGTCGATCTCAACGACGGGCACCCGTTTGCTGCGATCCCGAAGAAGGGTGACACGATTGAGGCTTCGCTCGGTTACAAAAAAACCGGCGTAATTCCGTTTGGCTCTTACACAATCGATGAACCTGAAATCCGCTGCCTTCCTTATGGTATGTCTATCAAAGGGCGTGGCGCAAATGTCCGCGACCAGTTGAAGCAAAGCCGGACCCGGCATTGGGACGACAAAACCGTCGGTGACATTCTCCGCGATATCGCCGCCGATAACGGCCTTTCCCCTGTGATCGATGAGAGCGTCTCTAGTCATAAATATAGTTGGTTTGGACAACAGGGAGAAAGCGACCTTCATGTTGCAGAGCGCCTTGCCCGCCTTCACGGCGCTTTGTTTTCGGTGAAGGACGGCAGGCTGGTTTTCACAAAGCGAGGCAGCGGCAAGTCTGCCAGCGGTAAAGATCTAACCGCCATTGTTGTGGGGCCAAATGATATTATTGCCGGAACTTGCCGCATTAATTATGCGTATCGAAAGAAGGTCCGCAAAGTTAAAGCTAAAACCCGCGACCGTCTGACCGCCGAAACCGTCGAAATTGAAGAAGATAGCGACGATGAAGGTACTGCCGATTTCACAATCAAAGACAATTTTGCCAACGAAGATGAGGCAAAACGGGCAGCTAAATCGAAGGCAGAAAATTTAAAGTCGGAAACTGTGACAACAACGGTCGCAGTTTTTGGCAATCCAGCCATTCGAGCCGGTGCTCCATTCTCCTATTCGGGCGTGCGACCAGAAGTCGACGGCGTGGAATTCACCATTGAAACTGCTGTCCATCGCATTTCCAAGAGTGGTTACGTCACCGAAATAACTGCAAAGCTTAAGCCAATCGCGTCGGCTAATACCGGCGAGAAGTCCACAAACAAGGCTCCCAGTAAGCTGCCGAGTAAAAACGGATCAAAGACGCCAGAGATCCCAAGCCCGACACCCTCGTCGTCTTCCGGATCCATGCCCGGCGGTTTCGGTATTGGCAGGGCTTAAGCCTGCCTGAATTGTTTCATTGAAAGCATCAGTATGAAACTTGTCACCGATTGGCGGCGGGTGCTTCGCTATGCGTGGAGCATCCGCTTGCTGCTGGCCGCTGCAATTCTGTCCGGCCTTGAAGTTGTGTTGCCCTATCTGGGTGACGCTTTCCCCATCCCAACAGGCGCATTTGCAGCTCTCACCTTCGTCGTGACGGTGCTGGCCTTTGTCATGCGCATTAAATCACAGAAGGATTTTCGCGATGAGTAAACGTGCTAAGGCGGTTTTGGCGTCTGGTCTTGGCTTGGTTGCCTTGACTGCAACATATCTGACAGCGCCGTGGGAGGGTATGGAAAACCATGCCTATTACGACAAGCTCGGCAAGGTCTGGACAGTGTGCTTGGGTGAAACCAAAGGCGTCAAAAAAGGCGACAGCTACACCGATAAACAGTGTCAGGAGATGCTAATCAGGCGGCTGGAAACAGATTTCCGACAGCCGCTTCGCAAATGCATCTGGACCTTTGATCAGGCTCCTATCAGCGTGCAAGCGTCGATGCTCGATCTCTCATACAACATCGGTACCGGCGCTGCCTGCAAATCGACTGCCGCTAGGCGTATGACGGAAAAGCAATGGCGTATGGCCTGCAACGCCATGACGGCATTCAATCGTGCTGGCGGCAAGGTTGTGGAAGGTCTGCGCAAGCGGCGCGAGCTGGGCGACGCGCAACGCATCGGTGAGCTTGAACTTTGTCTGGCTGGTTTGAAATGAGCCAGATCCTCGATGCAATTAAGGTGACTGCGGGCGTTGCAATCGGGATCGTCCTTGCATCCATCTATTACAACGGCGTCCCGGTGCTTAAGAACATTCCATATATTGGGGCCGCGTTCGAGGGGCAGGCGAAAAAAGGGCTGGTGCCCGAGTTTCAGGCGCTGGCCTTAAAGGCTGAACTCGACCAGCTCAAATCGCTCAGGCGTGCCAATGATCTCGTTATCGAAGCCTATCAAGTGCAGCTGCGCAACGCACGCACAGCTGAAGCCGCACGCATTGAACAAACGGAACAGGAGATTGCCGACTATGAGAAGCGGCTTACTGATGCGGGGCGGGTTTGCCTGCTTAATCGCGATGATATTGAGTTCCTGCGCAGGTAACAGGCTTTTGCAGGAAGCGGCTGAACAGGCGGGACGAGGGCAAGCTGAACGGCAATTGCCTTCATACCCGGATGATTGCCGCAAGAAAGAAGACCACGCGCCGTTGATCGATGGGGCGGAAGCTAAATCAGTGCTCAAGCGGGAACGGCAGGCGCTTGATCGACAGAATGCGCGCACAGATCGGTGTGCTGATTTCTATAATGGTTTGGCGGGGGGGATGATGTGATGCCAATGGATCCAGAAACAACCACTGCTGGCAAGCTGATCGAATTACCTGAAGAAACCCGCGAGTTTCTCTCCCAGCTTCGCGAGGAAGATATCGACCTGATGAAGCATGGTCTTGAACTGATCCGCTCATTTCGAACCATTGGCCGCTTGATGCGGTGGGTGATTTTGGCGGTTCTTGCGATGTTACTGGGTGTGGTGTCCCTATACGAGAATACGGTGAAGCTGATCGCCTACTTTCAAAAATGAGAAAAGCTCCGCTTCGGTGGGGCTTTTCTCATTTTGCTACTCGTCTTCTTCGGTACCAGAGTATCCACAATACATTCCAGCGGATATAATCTTAATAGCAGTTTTTGCTTCTTCCGCTGACTAGCCAGCCGCTAGCGCATCACCAATCAGATCTCGGTTGCCGGGAGCGCCACTCTCGACGTTCTTTCCATGAAGGAGCTTGCCAACCCTTGTACCTGGTACTAAGGCAAAAAATATTGTAAGAGTTACGAGACGTAGCTAACCATCATGGTTACGATTCTGGTCGAGGTGGGTTAAGTGACTGTATTTATTGATGTTTTTGCCGGGTGTGGCGGTTTAAGCCTGGGTTTGATGCAGTCTGGTTGGAAAGGCATATTCGCCATCGAGCGTGATAGGAATGCTTTTGAAACTCTTTCTCACAATCTCATCGAAGAAAATGCTCGATACCGTTTCAATTGGCCTAACTGGCTGCCGATCGAGCCTTTAAGTGTTTTGGATGCACTACATCAATATCGGAGTGAGCTTGAAAATTTAGCTGGCACGATCGATCTGCTTGTCGGAGGCCCTCCCTGTCAGGGCTTTTCTAGC